CACACAGGGTTCAAGAGACTCAAGTCTATTGTACCAGTGCAGTCAATAACAAAGGCTTCTGTACCAGTGTAGATTTGAATCATCAGAATCTTAGCCTGATGAGGGTCAAGACTAGTAGTTTCTGTGTCCATGTACAGAACTGGACTTTCAAGAAACACTGGCAATACGGACTTTAGATGTGCTGTAGATTTAATGATTGTGTAATTCATGAGTATATTCTACCATATCTACTGTAGTCTTGTCAAGTAACAGACGAATACCTTTGTGGCGTGCAACAATCTTTGTGTCCTCTTCAACAAAAATCAGCCTAGCATTGTCGGAGAAAAGCAAAGCAAAACAAGCTGGTGTGTAAGCCTTGCTATTTGATAAACGCTTATCTGGCGCAATTTTAAGTCCACCAATCTTTTGCTTTTCCATCCCTAGAAAGGTAATAGGCCCAAGTACATGACATACATCATCACCCTGCTGAACATTAATAATAACTGACTTCCCTACTAACTCATCAAAGATACCACCATCAATTAACAACTTCTGCATACTAAATCTCCTTAAGTAAGTCCCTATAATACTCTAGACTCATATGATAGTATACCACTTCATTTACTTCAAGTAAAGAGTAGTAAGGTGGTTTGTTAGATAGCTGTGACTTTGGTAGACTAACCACAACTGTTTTTGCACTTGTGTTGTGCTTGTGTGTTGTTGGTTCTGTATCATTTACTTGCTCTGGGTAGATGCTAAGTTTGTTTAAATCATTCTTAGCTACTAAAATAAAGTCTCCTGATACATCATGATAGTGGTATACAAGCACTGGAAATAAGGCGCGCATTGCTTTAGCATCCTTAATCATCTTGTCAAACCATAGCTTATATAACTTCATAGTTGGTACATTATCTCTGCGTACCTCACTAAGCTTACATTCAATCATGTACTTACCGGGTCTATTTGTGAAGTCAATTAGAATATCACCTTTAGCTGATCCTGCACCAGATTGAGGTGTTTGGGTTCCGTCTAGGTAACGGGCTACTCGCTTTTCCATAGCTTTCGCCCGTTGACGGTTGAGTCTGTTAATCTCTTTTCTGCGGTTGTCCACTTGTTTGAAATTACCTTTACTAGTAATTGGTCTAGGCTCTCTTACTCTATTCTTCATGCAATAAACTTCTGGTATGCACCATTGAATACTACTGGTGAAGTTCCTAAACGACCATTACGATTCTTATGGAACTTAAGATTAATTGCACGCAGACCATCATTAGCAAATTCATCAATAGGTGAAAGTTCTAATACAGTATCAGCAATTTGAGAAATCTCACCAGAGTCTCGAATAGCATCCATACCCTCTCCTCCCTTATTCATTTGCGAAAGTAACACAACAGCTACACCATTTTCCTTAGCTGATTCCTTGAGAGCTTGTGCTACCTCACCCAAGTCATAATTACGAAGTCCTGTGTTGAAGTGATTAACAATCTGGACATAGTCCAAGAAAACCACCTTACCACCCTTACCAGCAAAGTCCTTAATCTCTTTCTGGATTTGGTCCAGACGAATGCTTGGTGTATCAATAACAAAAATAGGAAGTTGTTGAAGCTTCATAACAGCCTCTTCTACCTGCTTTCGTTGATTAGTAGTGATTCTGCCTACCAGTAAGTGCGAGGAATCAATCTCTAGCATATAAGATACCCAGCGCATAACCAACTGTTCCTTAGCCATTTCCAGACTGAAAAGGAGAGATGGAATGTTATACTGAGAAGCCATTTCAAACATTGACTGGCCTACTAACGCAGTCTTACCAGTACCGGGCTTTGCCATAATAACTGTCAAGGTCTTAGGCATCCACTCACCACCCAACATCATATCAAGAAACTTAAGGCCGGTGTGTGTAAACTTATACTGACCCGCTGTTTTTTGAAACAGGTCACCCAACATCTTCTGTGCACCGGGGATAATAGTGCTATCTGCCGCTGGAGCAATAGGCTCAAAGTCAAGCACATTTGCAATAGTAGTCTCGTCTGGATTAAACCGCTTACTCTGCTCTTCCAACTCTTTGGAGGCCAAGTACAACTGCCGTCGACGGGCAATCAAGACTAACTCATCCACAAGGGCACGCTGATTAGCTACTACACCACTAGTAACCTGAGGTGGTACATTACCGTCCATGGCAATACGAAGCCCCTCATAACTAAGCTCACCATATTTAATGTATGTGTTCTTCATAGCATCAAAAACATCCTGACGCTCTTCAGTAAAGATTTGCTTGGTAATTGAGTGCATAATATCAGGGTTGTCCATCAGTGTTGAAAGTAATCGCCATTCTGCTGTTGTGTCAGTATACATTAGTTCTCCTCTGTAATTTTGCCCACTCGTGGTATGGTAAGGCATTGTTAATTATTGTGCGGTATTCTTCCTCACCCTTTAGAATAATGAACGTATCTATGTCCATCTTCTCACCACCTAGTAGAGGAAGTAAAGCTACATAGGGATTATAAAGCCTACTAGCTAGTTTGTCAATAGCTCTAAATACAGTCTCACGACTGTGTTTAATCTTACTGGAATCAAAGACAATAATCTGCTTGTTCTGAGTGCTTGAGGTCATAGCTCTCCAAGAAGATATTCCCGGAAGCCCTACAGCTGGTACACCAGCCTTACTAGATAAGGCAGACTTAATTTCACCCTCAGTAACCACATGGTCTACTTTAAGGTCTTTGTAGTTATAGGGAAATACAGCCCCTCTGAGCTCTGCTGAACCTAAGGGTGATTTATATCTTGTCTCCTCATTTGGGTCTAGACTTCTTGCTCTGATGTCAGTAACAGAACGACCAACTAAATAAGGAAAAGAGATTCTATCTCCTAGAACACACTTCCCATTTACATAAAGGCCAGAGTCTCTAGCCAGCTCTTGATTAAAGTGTAGAGGAATATCTACCGGTATGTAGCCAATCTGAAGCTCTTCTATCATGTCATCTGTGAAGCCTCGCTTGTTTAAGTACTCTAGCGAGTGCTTGTTCAGTGAACTGTGATAGTAGCGTGAAGCTATGTTGTAGAAATTGCGGATAGATTCTATGTCTGCTTTTGGTTTATATGTATTGTCTGATGCATTATCAGCACGCTCATAATAACTACAATGAAAGCAATAACCAACACCATTACTAGGTGTAACATAGAAGTCATTGCCTCCGCATCTAGGACAGTCTGTTTTGTAATTCATCTTTCACCTCAAATAAAATGATTGGGGCGTGATTTCTCACGCCCCACAAGACAAACACGGTCTAGAAAATCTCATCAGTAATCAGCTGAGGTACATACTGATACTTGTACTGCTTCATAATCTCACCATAGTCTACACCATCCAGAAGTGACCGGATAGCCTCAACATCCCAAGGGCGAGTGAATGACTTGAGGTCATACAAAGGAAGTGACAAAACTGACTGTGGAAGAGGCTCACGGTTGATGCCAGCACTCACAGTACGCTTTGTAGCAAGTCCAGTACCGCTGGTCTTGAGTTCAACATCCACCTCAGTGATAGGCATAAGAACCAACTCAGTGATTGGCATACCCTTGCTATCAATAGCCGGAATTGAAGTCAGCTTACCATTCTCGTCCTTTTCATACATAGGTACTTCTTTCCACACAGTCTTTGACAAGTCATCAATGTCATTAAGCAGACCACCTCGGCGGTCAGCACGAGCACTTACACTGCCCTCAAGAACCATGATGCTGTTATTTGGCTCTGGTCGAACATCTGTAATCTTCTTAAGACCCGCACTATCTTTCTTCCAATACTCATTGAGGTGATTAGCATAAACAATTTCACCATCTTGGAGCTTGATTACCCGTGAGCGGTCAAACACATTCAAGAAAAAACGCAACTTGACCTTGCGGCTAAGTGCATCACGCTCACCCAACTTCATAACAGAGTCATACTCTGCCAAGAGTGGACGTACAGCATCATTCACAAAGACACGACGCTCAGTGCGAACACCGTCCTTAATCACAGGAATCCAAACACTCCAGACAATCTCACCTTGCATAGGCTCTGATGGGTTATTTGGGTCAGGAATACAACGAAATGTACGACTGCCCTCCTTGATGTCCAGAAAAACATTAGGCATACGCTGGCCATTACTGCCCTCACTCACAACAGACTTTGCATTGTTCAACATGTTACCGAAACCCATACGCTTAATACTACTCCTCTACTTACTTTGATTTGATTTATTGGTATTGGATAGCTCTCTGGCAAGATTGTTCATCTCATCAAGAACATATTTCCTCACAACACTATTAAGTATACCAAGTTGCTCGAGCTTTGTCAAGAGCCGTCTCGCATACTTACTTGCAAGCTCTAAATTCTTTTCCATTTAATTAATCCTTAAGTGATTTCATTACAGCTTTAAAGTGGTCTGCAATGACAGCCCAATCAAACTTAGCCCGTCTAATATGCTTCTCTGCTTTATCGCCAATTTCTTTTCTAAGCTCATAATTAGTATACAAAGTATACAGAGCTTCAATAGCTTTGTCTACATCAATAATGTGGTGAATAGTATTCAGGCCCCGGTCAGTGAGACTTGGAAATGGATAACAGTCTACCATAAGTGCATTACCACCCGGCCACTCATTGAGGGCTGAGTGAGCTGGAAGCACACAAGGTACTCCTACCGACATGGCCTCTGCAATTGGAAGCCCCCAACCCTCTGCGGCTGTGGTAGTGAAGAATACATCTGCACAATTATACACCATATTCATTTGCTCGTCAGTAAGTCCAGTTGATGGGGTAAGGTCTGGGCGGCTAATTGCCAGACGGTCATCAATACCCAGATACCTACACCATTGAATAATATCAATGCCATAGTCTCGAAGTGCACCGTGGTAGTACACACGAACATTCTTGGGGAGGTTGTATCTTTTTACAAACTCCGCAAAAACATAGAAGAACAAGTCAAGTCTTTTTCTTGGCTGGTTTCTAGACACATTAAGAACAACAAAGTCATCCTCTTTCATCTTCATAGCCTTTTTAACTTTAACTTTGTCCATACGTTTAAATGTATTAAACTCTACACCATGAGGAATAGAGAAGACTTTATTCAGGTTTGCGCCTGACTCAATCAGTTGTTGCTCACCATACTCAGTGTAAGTGATAATTGCGTCAAATACAGCATCTACTGGCTTAACAAAATCCTCTTTGATATTCTCAGCGTCGATAGGTGTGTAAAGAATAAACTTAGTCTTAGCATCCGGCATTTCTTTCTTGTACGCCTCAATTCGTTGAGCATACTCAGCCGCAATCCATACATCATTAAGAATAAAACAAACCTCTGGCTGAAGCTGTACTAGCAAGCGGTACATCTTCTCGAAGCCGTAAATTTCATTGTCCCCTGAACTTGCAGGGTAAACCTTTAAACCCTCACAAAGGGGATCATAGTCACCAAAGTAGTTTACCCCAATTACGTAAATTTCATAATCTTTCTTGAAATGTTTAATAAGATTCTTAGAAACTATTCCAAACCCAGTGGGGACTGGGAAGTCCCCCACGTACAACATCTTTGGTTTTTCACCCTTACCCATACATTCTCCTTTTAGTAGACCTTAGTCCCCGTAATAATATTAACAGGCTGTCGACTCATTGTTGGTTGTGCTATTCTAGTAGCAAACACAGTGTTCAGCTCTGTTTGTAAAGTTTCTAGTACTGCTCTCATTGTATTAGCAGCAGTTGTATTTGTGAATCTAATGTCCTCAGTTGACCATGAAACAAAAGCCGATGAGCTATTGGTTAGCTTAGCCAAGTGAACAATATATGCTGTTGCCAAGACAATAGCATCTTCATCGTTCTGCTCAATTACAGGTGGTTGTTCCTGACCAAAAACAACAAAAGGATTTCTAAATACATC